TATGCTCCTTCTTACAGGTGTTTAACTTAGTCTTTAACTTGATCAGTATGGTATTTAATTTCTTTAATTTGCCAGAGCTTTTAGAATAATCTTCCATCTCTTTGGAAAGATCTTTAACTTCTTCTGTGAGAGTGTGAATATATTCTGTAGAAGTTTGTTCTTCATCATGATATTCCTTAATCTTTTCTTTCTTTTTATCAATCTCTGCTTCTGTTTTCTTTTTTAACTCCAACATATATTTCTTTTGGAGTTCTATCTTCTCTTCTAAAAGGTGTAAGTTATAATCAAGATCCTTAATTTCTTCATTATTCTCTCTTATCTTATCCTTCAACTTACCATTCATCACAGAGAACACTTGGATGTCTAAGATATCCTCAATGATCTCTCTACGTTGTGTACCAGGCAAACGCATGAAAGGAACAAAGGTACTAGATCCTAACACTACAATCTGTGTAAAAGACTTGAAGTTCATCTTCAATACATTCTGTTCTAAATTCTTTTGTTGATCTACTGCCTTAGCATCCTCATCCCACACTTCTCCATTACAAAATACTTGAAACTTGTTAGGTTTAATACCACGTATAATTGTATACTTATTCTTACCAATACTAAACTCTATCTCAACCATAGTGTCTTTCTCATTAACACTATTCACCAGCATACTCTTACTGATCTTTCTAAATGGTTTTCCAAACAGCGAAAAAGTCAACGCATCTAAGATGGTTGACTTGCCTGATCCATTATGACCAACAATCAAATTGGTTCTAGAACGCTGGAGATCTACCTCAGAATAAACATTTCCTGTTGATAGAAAGTTCTTCCAACGAACTTTTTCAAATGTAATCATGATTTAATAATATCTTCAGGTGGTATAATAAGATCATCGGCGGTTATAATTGAATACCTTTGACCTTGCATTCTACATGCATGTATTATTTGAGAAGGTTCTACATTCATAATCTGTAGTTCTGGATTCTCAGAATCCTCTTCTAACTGCATAACATAACGAAGTGCGTCATCAGCTTGCTCAAACAAAGGCACAATACGATCTTCCTTCTCATCAAAGACTGAGAAGATCCCTTGTGGTTGATCTTTGAGAGTGATGACGAACATACACTATACTACCTCACATGATTCTATGTATAGTGACTGCATGAGTTTCTTAAGGTCGGTCTTATCTACAGACAAATCAATCTCATCAATATACTCAGACAAAAGAGTTAAAGTATCTTTTACATTCAAGTCTACATCATCCACCGCCTCGGTGTCAACCAATGTTTCAACAATCTTAACATCGTGGACTCCTGTGCGATAGAGTTTATCCACAAAATCCTCAAACTGCGTATAGCTACGCTTCTCTTCAACAATAACTTTAACAAAACTATCCTTACAATAATCTGTATTGAAGTTGGTGTAATCGTTCTCCAAGTCATTGTAGTAAACCTTTTGGAATATCTCAAATGGATTCTCAATGAACTCAAGTTTATCTTCTTCGGTGTCATAGATGTGAAACCCTCTTCTGTCCTTATAATCATTCCAGAACATCTGGTAAGGGTTACCAAGGTATTGTATATTACCTCTGGTTGATCTGTGATGAAAATGTCCAGACCAAACACGATCATAATCTTTAAATACAGATGTCTCTAGACCACCATGATCAAATGTCATGCCTGGTGTCACCTCAAAACCATTCATCTCTAGGTGACCACATACTATACTAGCATCTGATTCTTCTATTGCTTTCATGGACTGCTCTTTGTTATCAGCATTGATCCAAGGAAGCATCAAGAAATCCTTACCACCTACATTAAGTTCTGTTACATCTTTATATATGGTGATGTTATCATACTCTTCTAGAAGAAGTTCTGGGGAATTGATCCTACTAGTATTCTTATAATACGTAGTATGATTCCCAAGAATCATGTGTACATCATACTTTCTAAGTCTGTCAAAATAATCCGTCTTAATGCGATTAAGAGTATTAAAGTCCATAGACTTTCGGTTATCAAATGTGTCACCCAGATCAAAGACGGTAGTGATACCTTCTCTCTCAAGAGTAGGGAAAAATATTTCATTGTAAAATTTATGCCAGTAGTTCCAGAACGCAAGGGAACCTTTGCGTCCATCAAGATGCTGATCTGTGATGACTGCTATCTTCATTGCTTAGTTGTATTGCTTCTTGTTCTGTTTATGATAGAAATAAACTTGTCTCCAGCAAATGTACCACCAAGACATACATCTATCTCGTCACCATCTTTCCAATTAGTCTCTCCATTCATTTTGGTGTGTTGCATTGCAACTGCAATCTTGTCAATCACTTCCTGAGTTAATCGCATAACCGTGTCTTAATATTATATACTGCTCTAGTCTGTGGATATAGTTCTCTTAACTTCTTTACTACTGCTAATTGTACTTCAAGGAGATTCATAAGGTCTTATAATAATACGATTGTTTTTATAGTCTGCTTTGAATTCTAATTCAAGGTCATGTTCCCACATGAGTTCTTCGTATAATGCATTGAGACGATCCATGTCCTCCCAAAGATTATTGATGTGTTCGGGCAAATGATCATCTTCCATTAGCGGTTCATTTTGATTTCTATATTTTCTTTGATGCTACCCATCTCTGCTTGGGATGCATTCATACCTGACATTGTACCATCATATGTGTCTGTATGCATAACTTCATCATATCCTGACTTTTCTAATATCTTATTCTTAATCTCCATCTGCTTCTTCTCTTTCTGTATCCTTCTTAAGAATGCATAGTATATAATCTGAGTGAAGTAAGCAAATGGATTACTAGATTTGGTAGGATCAAAATTATCTATGTACTGTAAGCAGTTCTCAATACCATCACATATCATGTCCTCACGGAACATGTAATTGACAAAGTTTGGTTTGTATGATAGGTGTGTAGCTATCTTAAGGAAACACTCGCCAATATAATTGGGTACACGAGGTCGGGGATCTTCTGCTTCACGTGCTTTAATAACAGAATTACGATAGATAGTAATTGCTTCTAGAAACTCTTTATTGTTGACGTAATATTCTGTCTTCTTTTTCATTCTAGGCATTTTCGTTATCCTAATTATAGGTGACAGGGTGGCAAATGTCAAGGGGGCTTGACAGGGGGTGACAAACGCAGTAGACTAACTCTGTCAAGGGTTCAAGGATAAGTCTAGCTTTTTTTATATAGATCTTCTAAGGACTTTTTAGTTTCCTTTATAGAACCTAGGTTACCCATGTGACGAGAAAATCTTCTTGGTTCAAATGTTTCTCTAAATGATGTAACTTGTGATATATGTCTTTGTACACATTCACAATAAAAATTTTGTATTTGTTTATCTTCAATCTCAGTCATAGTTAAAATATGTTGTCTTGGTAAAACAAACATATGATCAAAGGTTGAATAAATCCATTCTTGTAAAGCAAATCCATTAACACGAATTTGTTTTTGTTGCTGATCTATTCTAGTAACTTCCATAGGGTTCTCTAATACCAGACTATCATCTTCTGGCATATAGGAAACTCTAGAAATAATCTCTTCACCAGTTACTAATTTAATAGTAGCAATAAAATCATCTTCCACGTTATTTTTCTTTGTATCCTCCATATCAATTTGCTTTTAGATTTATTTTAATAACTTCATATTTAAAATTTTCTTCGTTGTAAATGTTTACTCTCTCATTCAAATGTTTAAGAGTATAGTTTTGACCACCAATATCATCAGCGATATCGTAGAGTGTAGCTATAGTTTTACCTTCTCCCCTACGGAGAACTCTCCCAATGGATTGGAGGTTTCTAATTCTTGATTTACTGGGGCTTGCGAACACGATATTGTGAAGACGCTTAATATTGATACCAGTACTAAAAGTCCCATAGGACGCAACGATGATAGCATTTTCTTCTTGCTCCGTAATTAATCTGACTTCTTCACGGTCTCCCACTTCCGTGCCACCGTGGACAAAGAAAACCTTACGATTTTCTTTAACATTACTATTTATCAAATCATACAAAGGCTCCCCATGCTTCTCTATATAATTGAACAGCACAAGAGTATTACCTTCTAGGTCTCTTACTAAATTTTTGATTAGGTTATTCCTTCCCTTATGCTCAACCAAGTAATCTATCTCATCAGGATATGTTTCAAAATGTTGAGGAGCATGTTGACAGAGCAGTATCTTGATCCTAAATTTACTTAGGTAGCCTGACTTGATTAGATCGTCTGTCTTGGTTACTCTATCACAGGATCCAAAGAGACCCTCAAGTACCCACTTATGAGTCTTACTCCCATCCAGTGTACCAGTAAACCCAAACCTATACTTAGCATTGTGTAGTTTGGTCATGATCCCTGTGAGGGATTTACTCTTAAATAGATGTGCTTCATCACCGATGACACAATCTATGTCATCAAAATATCTCTTGGGGAACTTGTAGATAGATTGCCAAGTAGATATAATAATATTCTTATCTGTATTTTTATCTTTACCACCATAGATCTTATGAACAAAATCTTCAGCACTCCATCCGTAGTCAACGAAGTCGTTGACCATTTGCTCCACAAGGGAAGTAGTTGGGACGATTATAAGTATCTTCTTTGCGGTGGAAGCATAGTATCTGACTATGGAGTAGATCATAAGAGACTTCCCAGATCCAGTAGGAGAAAGTAACAACTTACGATTATTCTTTAAAGCCTCGTACACTGCCTTGTATTGGTAGGGACGAGGTTTTATATTGCAAACTTTATCCATAAATGTTTTGACACCTGGTGGTGTAACAAAATCATTCTCTTCATGAACATCACCATACCACTCATCCTTTTCATACTCTATATTATATTGCCTTTCATACGCCCATGTGTGTAGATGGTTTGTTAAACCATGATAAAGTGCTCCAGTACCAGGAGAATACAATCGTATTGTACCATCCCAATATTTGTACCTAGGATTCTTTTTTAAATACTTTGCTTCAGGAACTTCAAATGTAAAGTAGTCTGCTAGTTCCTTATGGACATGTTCTTCCTCAGAATGAATTGTAACGTAGACTTCATTCTTCTTCTTGACTAAGAGTTGTGTCATCACTGTCCATTAATAAACTTCTCCCACTCAATAGCACTCTTGACTTGGAACCCTCTATTTGATATTTGTTTCATTACCTGATCTAACCAATAAAGCATTTGATCTAGGTACTTAATCTTCGCTTCTAGGTTTATGACATCATCATCTGAGATTCTACCCCCAAAAGGTTTTTCAGCATAGACCTTTGCATCAGCCTCGCCTCCATAGTACTCACGCTTATCTCTAACAAGTCTGCGAATTTCAAATTCAAGTGAGGTTTTAATCTGAGAAATATCAGTGTAGTGGTTTAAGTATTTATTATGGCAGAAGGGGATGTCAAGTGCGACCTGTGCAAGGTCAGCACTATATTGTTTGTTCTTGAACTGGAAGTCTACATGACTATCCTCTGCCCACTCTTCTCTCAGTTTTTCAAATTTATTACGAAGGGATTCAAAGTTCATTCAAGTTTCTGAAATTTATCATCAAGTATGTCATACTTTTCGTACTTAAACGTAACGTCAGCAAGTAAGTAATCCACATCTCCTACTGTAGCATCAAATGGTACTCCTGACAAGCTTATTGGAAATAGGTTTGTAAATTCTACTATATGATTTACATTTTGATGGGATGTAAGGATAAACAATCTACCATTAGAATATAAATCTTTTGTTCCTTCAGGAGTTCTTTCATCTGCAAGTCCATATGTTCTAATCCAATCATGAATAGAATAATAATTTTTCAATTCTTCATCTATCATAAAACGAACGGTTAGATCACCAAAAGATACTCCACCACTAGCAACAATAGGAACACCCCTAAATGGTGTTTGAACTTCAGCGAATGGCATAGATATATCTGGTATAGAAGCACTTTGACAAAAGAAATCCACACCTTTAAATATCTGTAAATCTAATTTAAAACCTACAGGTATTAAAAAGTTTCTATTTTTTGGTTGCTCGTTATACCATTCAGCAGCCATGTCAACTTCCCAAGCTATATTTTATTTAGTATACCACCAGTATGGACCTTCTCCTGGACCTCCACTATAA